CTCTACAGCTTCTTCTGTTAGTGAGAAACCTAAAGCTATGGTTTCGTGATTGTATCTAGCTGTAAACGCTTCTTGAGCATTGTCGTAAGCGATTGCAGCACCCTCTGCTTTAACAGGGGCCTGACCAAAGCCAGATAGTTTTGTTTCTTCTTCGAAACTACGTTCTGATGTCTCAGTTTCGTAGATTTCTGCGTGCTCTTCGCCATAACGCTGGTATTCCATTCCGAATAAAGCATTAAGGCCAGGAAGCAACTCTTTTAATAATTGAGCTCTTGAAATTGCCATGATTTATTCTCCTTAAATACCTGTTTTATTTAGATAGCTGTGGCTATCTGGGTTGAACTTAACTAACACGTCAGTAAACGAATCACCTACTGAAGAACTTGGCGAATCAACAAAATCAACGATTCTGAACGCAAATCCTGAAGTAGTATTAACAGTTGCATCTAACGCTGTGTTTGAGTTACCTGTTGTGGTAGAACCAGTAGAAGAAGATTGAACTGCTGCTAAGTGAGCATTAGAACCTAACGCTGCTTGAGCAACTGAAGCATCTGCTTGAACTTGGAACACTACATCAGGGTCATCTACAACATACGCTTTCGCATCTGAAGCCACTGTGCCAGCTGGCCAATATTGTCTAAATGTTAACTGATTTGTGTTAGGGTCTGTATATGTACATCCTACAAACACACCGATAGTTCCTGCTGGAAAACCAGTAGAGTTATCACCGTTTGTAGTAACTATTTCAATAGTGCCTGCCGCTACAATAGAAACGATTGACCCATTGAAAATGTTTGTGTTATATCCAGACGCAATTTTAATTTGACGGGTTGAACCAGCATAAGGCTGACCACCTATCAAATTGACGGGTCTGAACCCGTAAGGTGCGGCTGTACTTGCCATAATAACATCTCCTTAAATTATCTTTTGCCTCTAGAGGTAGTAGATTTTTTCTCAGAGAATAACGGCATTCTAGGGTCATTCTGTCTCATCAGGTTGTTATCTACAGCCTGTTCCTGAGCTCTGGCTTTTTCCCTGTAGTATTCATTTCTCTGGTCTACCATTTCTTGTGGCATCTTACATAGTAACAAACCACCAACTTCAATACCGTCCTTGAATCTTGAGTTAGGATTTGTTGGTAAATTTACTTCTGGGTGGTCTGAATGTTTCACAGGCTCCCAGCCTTCACGCATACGAGAGGATACATTCATGTTATCAGCTTCATTAACTAATGAGGTTCTAATCCAACGATACGCCCATCCGTCTTCTTGATTGACTTCAGGTAATGTTGAACGAGGTTCCCACACTTTGTTTCGAACATCAGTTTCTTCACGTTTTACCGCTTCTCTACTTGTACGACTTTTAGCTTTATCCATTTGTATTCTCCGTTTTAATTAGTTCGCGTGCATATTGCTCTGGTGTCAGCTTGAATTTCTTTGCTAAAGCTAACTGTGTTTTTGTCAATCTAACCTTTTTAGGGCCAGTTGACCTTGTTGCTGGAGCAACTACAGTTGAAGGTTTGCGTTGGGCAGGTTTAGCCTCTTCCAACGAATCATCTCCCCCAAAATATTCAGGGAATCGTTTTTGCATCGTTTCATTTATACGATGATAGTATTGGTCAGACGATGGGTCTACCCCACCTCTAACTAATTTTTCATGCAGTCCTAACGCTAATGAAGTCATTTCTTCGTCCTGTCCGAACCATTTGTTTTTCTCTTGCCAAGCAAGAGCTTTCGCATCTGGCTGTGGAACATTAGGTTTTACTGTTTCTTGCTCTGAAGATAACGCATTTTCTTCAGTTTGTAAAGTCTCTTTGGTGTATTGAGGCTTTCTATCTTGAGTTTGAGTTAATCTAACTTGAGCCTCATTCATTTTAGTTTGAGCTTCTACTAGCTTTTCACTATCGCCTGCATCATAAGCCTCTCTATACTCTCTTTGAGCAACAGCTAAATCACCTGCATATTTCTCTTGAAGAGTTTTAAGATAGTCTTCTTCACCTGTTGAAAGTGTTTCTTTGAGCTTTTTGTTTTCTTGCATTTGAAGTGCAGCTATTCTTTCAGCTTCTTTTTCACGTCTAAGAGAAGCTTCTTTTTCACGCCTTTCATCATGCCAAGCTTTTTTAAGTTGAGCCATTCTGTTTTTAACTCTTTCAGAATATTCTTCTAAATTATCAGCTTCAAGCTCTTGTTTTACATTTTCAGGTAAAGGCTCTCTATTTCTGTCCGCTTTTGGAGTGTCATCTTCAATTTCAATATCAAATTCTAACTCTTCTTGAACAGGTTTGGCCTCTTTTTTAGCTTCTTCTTTTGGAATCTCAACATCACCTGTCTGTTCCTCTGAAGCTGCTTTTTCGGCTTCTGTAGTCTTTACCTCAACTTCCTCTCCCTCCATCTCTAACTCATCAGGGATTTCATTGACTATTTTTGTCTTTGCCATCTTTGCTCTCCATGTTATGCACGTTCGTAGCCACGTGGGTCATCCACTACAGCTTCTACTGTGTCGTCATTAATAATGCGAAACTCTTGTCCGTGTATCTTGATTCGAGTTCCAGAATATGCCCTTGTTATAACAAAGTCTCCTTCCTTACACCAAGGACCTGTAGGAAATCGCTGCTCATCTAAGTAAGCCATATCTCCTAACTTCAGTACAAATAAAACCACAGTTGAGTGTTCCTCAATAGTTTTGGTTTTATCAGATTTTATTAAGCCACTTTCGTATGCTTCATCTACCCGTGGCACAGCACATAATATGCGATAGCCTTTTACTTCAGGTAGCTGTGTGGGTTTTTGTTCGTTCTCTCCAGTCTTTACACTAGACACTGGAGTGCCATTCGGAGTTATAATCTCTTTGTTTGGGGTCTGTATACTACTCATCATCGTCCTCCTGTATGTTTTGAATTAACGTACCTATGAGTCCTTGAGCAATTTGAAAACCTCGGATAATACCACAAGCATGCATATACTGTGCGTATTCCTCGGCTCTACCCTGTGCCATGTCATCTTTGATGCGTTGTTCTTCTTCAGCCAACTGATTGGCTAGAATCTTTAACGTTTCGTCCATTTCTCTCTCCTTTGCGTTTAATTACGTTTCTTCTCTCTTTTGCTTTACGGCTTCAGCACCTAATTTAGTGCCTTCCATAAATTCTTTTGCATCCAACTCTTTTTGTTGGTTGACTGCATCAGCACCAAGTTTGGCACCAGCGATTCTTTCTTGCGACTCTATTCTCATTTTCTCTAACTCAAGTCTTGCTGCGTCAAGTGCAGAGTCGTCTGTCATTTTCTTAGTTTTAGCTTGAGCTTCCATTTGTTTGATTTGTAGCTCTTGTTTCTGTATTTGTAGAAGTGGGTCTTCTTCTTGTTTCATAATCTGTTCTTGTTTAGCCTCAGCCATATTTTTCTGTAATAGCTGGTCAGCTGATTTAGCAACAAGTCTAGATAGTTCTACTTCCACATCTTCAGGTAATGGTTCACCTGGTGGTGGTAGAGGAGCTCCAAGCTCTTCTTCAATTTTATTTCTATACGCAAAGGCAATATGTTCTGCAATATGTGCTTCCATTGCTGCAAAAATTTTATTGGCGTTTGGACTTTGTCCTATAAGTTCTCTTATTTTAGGGTCATTAATAAATGCTAAATGAGTTTTAATATGTGCCTCATGGTCTTGGTAAATAAATGCTTTCACAGGTTTACTGTTAATAATATTCATGTTCTCTGTAACAGGGTCCATAGGTTTCATATTATCTTTCTGTGGTATTAGTTTTTCTGCATTCTTAACACCAAGCACATCTAACATCTGACGGTTAAGTTCTACCATATCGTAGATATCTGGATTCTGTTGTGCTAACTGCATAACTGCTTGATACTGAACCACTTTTTGCGACATGGTTGCAGCATTTGGGTCACTGACAGGTATGACTTCTACTTTATTGTAGTCATCACGTTTTGCCATTCTAGAACCTGTGTCTGGTTCGTATTTATAATCTGGCGGAGTAGAGTCTCTAATAATATTTTTAATTAATTTAAACTCTTGTTTCATCGCATAATGTATACGAGCTTGAACTGCAGACATTACTTTAAGTGTTCTTTCTAATATCGCAAGGGTTGTACCTACAGGTGAGTTAGCTGACATATCAGATACTTTTAAATCAGCAGCACTTGCAAATCTTCTACCCTCATCAATAATTTGATTCATAAGTGAATTTAATACTTGACTTGGCTCTTTATAAGGGAGTGGTAATATATTGTCTCTAATACTACCTGATGGCACATCTACATCTCTAAACTCTGCTGGAGAGATAGGAGTATCATCGCCTTTGATTCTAAGTCCTCTAGACTTAAACCCGCCTGGTAAATTAGATAATGTACCTGCATCTACTAACTGTCTAAGTATCATAGTTCCAGATTTAGCAAACGCACCTATTAAATGTATTAGTCCAAAATGATAAAAGCCAAATCCTGGGACATAACCATAATGCACAAAGTGTTGACGTTTTTGTTTAGTATTGTCATCTTGGTCATAGTTTCTTCTAATAGCAAGCACTGTATTTGTGCTCTTCTCTATAGTTACAACGTAAGGTAGTGCGATTCCTGTCTTCTCACCATCTTTATCAGTATCTTCATAACCTTCTAAGTCAAGGTCAACATGCATCTCTAGTATCTTAAAGCGACTATCTGTAGTTGCACTAAAGCCCATCTTCTCAGCAATCTTTTTCTCTACATCATCTAAGTCATAAGTTGGTTCACCTAAATCTACATCTTTATAGAACCCACCAACTTGTAACTTACGTAATTCATTACCTGTCTTACGCATGACATGAGTAACACGTTCAGCAGACTCTAAATCAGATGCACCATAGGGCACAACGATATCTTCAGCTGGAACATACATAGAAACCTGACGGTCTAAGTTAGGGTCGAAGTAAACTTTTTTGAATGCGTTACCTGCAAGACCTAAACCCCATAACATTCTTTCATGCTCAGGTCTATACTCAGTCATTTCCTCAGTGAGTTTATAATTCATGTTCTCTCTGACACGATTAGCAGCGTCTATGCACTCTTCTGTTTCTTTACCTATGATAGTTGTTTTAACTGGACCACTTGCTGGAAATGTTTCGGTCATAGTTTCTGCTTGGAACTTAACAAGAGTTTCTGTTAATAAAGGGTGATAAACATTACAAGCTCCTTCCCATGGCTCACTTCTATCTTCTAATTTAAGACCTAAAAGTTCTAGTCCGTCAACATAAGTATCAAGCCAATCTTTTCTTGAAGTTACATCTGCTTGATAATCTTCTATAAGGTCATCTGCTAACTTCTCAAGTAAATCATCGTCCATCTCTTCTGCAAGGTTTGCAGAAAACTCTTCGTCATCCATACGGTCTGGGTCAATATTTACCTCCATACCGTCAACACTGATGTTAACTTCTTCTGGGTCTACGATTTCTATTTCTAAATCAGGCTCGTCTTGAGACATTTCTTCCATGCTTTTTGGAGCTTCATACAAACCCTTGTCTACATCAGTCATAATTTTTTCCTATAATATACAAATAATTAATAATACTAATAATACGATGTTGATTGTGCGGCAGTGTTGTTGTTGCTTTGCCATTAACCATTCTGCTTTATCTTTTATGAATTTATATAACATAATTATCTCCGTTGTTAAATAACATACAGACGTTTCTGATTGTACCTTCTTAAACTGCGAATGTCATCTTCTTCGTCACTTGGCAACCTAATAAATCCGCCCTGCCTAAATCTCATCAAGGCAAGCGTTGTTGCATCTACTAGGTCATCATTCGCACCTGAAGGAAAGTCGTTACATTCTTCAATCACTTCATGTGCCCACCTTCTGTCGGGTGCCCATACTATACCTGAATTAAATAAATCAGACACAGCGTTCACACGACTAATTTTATCCTGTCCTTTGCCTGGTGTAAACTCTCCTACAGGAATCCCCATACGTCTGAACTCTTGATAAAGTGCAGCACCGTTTGACTTCTTCTCTACCACAAACGCATCTGGCTCCCATGACTTATACTCATCCAGACACAGCTCTTTAAGCTCTGGAAACTCTAATCTCTGCTTGATTGCATCTAGAAGAATAATGTTATAGTTATTAGTTTCTTCATTCATAAAAACACCCCACGTGGTCAGAGCATTATAATCAGCACGATTGTTCTTTTCTTGAGCCGCATCAAGAGTCATGATGATAAACTCACAACTAGGGGGATTTTCCCCTTCCCACATATTCCACCACTCACGTTTTATCAAAGCTCCTTCTTCAGATACTGGGTTTTGTAAATACTGTGCATTCCAATACCGTATATCTAACGCAGCACGTCTAGACTTTAGTTCCTCTATTGGCCAGAACTCAGGCCACAATGGTACTTCTTCTCCATCTTTTTCAAAGATAGCTGGAAACTCTACTACTTCCCACTCGTCTACTTCATCATTCTTTATCATCTGGTCTACAATCTGTCCTGTTAGGTCAAGTTTTGACCAACGAGTCATCACGACAATAATCGCACCACCTGGCATCAGACGTTGTAATTGTCCTGATTGAAACCATTCCCATGCTGGTAGAAAAACATCTGGCTTTCCTAACTTAG